AGGAATGGACTCACCAAGCCGTGACACATGGTAGGTCCCTGTACGCACAGTATAATGCGTATTACTTTGTATAACAATATGCGGAATTCTTGATTCGGCGCGTATACCCTGCCTTGGGGCCAGGGTATTTTCGCGAATTCTTGCCTTTGAGGGGAAGTTCGGGGGGAAATAGCTCCATGCCCCAGGTCCTTGCTGCGTTGCCGGAGCCTGAACCGATACTGATTGACTTGGAGGCGGCACGGACTCGGCGATAGTTATTTGGAATCCAGCGCTAGGATCGGTTTTGGTTCCGGTAATTACTTGTATTGGTGGTGGGGCAGATTCAGCCAATGCCAGAGGGGATACGATATTTGCAGTAATTCCTTCTACGGGCTTCGCAGGAGTCTCGAACATTGCGATAGGAATACCAATCTGAGCGCCTATTACCTGAGTTGGTTTCTGCGGAGATTCGGCAATTACTGAGGGAAGAACTAGCTTTGCGATAATTTCCTGAGAAGGCTTAAGCGGAGATTCTGTTAAGATAGTGGGGATAGATAATTTGGCTTGAATCCCTTGGGAAGGGGAAAGACACGATTCTGCAATAGTCGTTGGGAAGGTAGGAGGGGTTACTCCTGATGTCTGCCGACCATACTCCCTATCCTGGAATGAATAGGTATAGTCGTAACCTCCGCTTTTAATCACGGGACCGATACCTCAATCGAAACAATCTGAAAGGTACATGCCACGTTCGCCGAGCCCGTGTTGCCGAAAGTCAGTGTCAAATAGTTATTTGCCACGGTTGACCCAGCAGCGGCCACGCCCGCAAGGGCAGCGGCGATCGTTGCAAGGAGTCCGAGCGTTGCGCTGGCCTGATTGATTTTCATGCTCCCCGCGAAGGTTCCCGAGGCTCCAGCCGTTCGGCAGACGAGTTGTATTTCGCCATCGAATACCGACGTGCCCACTCCACCCGAGGTGGGAAGCGTAAACGTCATAATCGCGCCATCGGCCGTAGTGCCAGCCGTTCCAATCTTGACGATGAATTTACCAGGGACAGCGGCGGCCGTGCCTACTGTGCATGAGCCCGCAAAACGTAGCGTAATGACCGAGCCGGACCTTAGCGCGTTTGCGCCCATTCTGAAAGGTGCGGATATAACGGTTTCGGTGTTCGTCAATGAACCCGATGCGGCGACGGTTGTCGACCCCATACCACCGTCAAGCTGCGGAGTGTTCCCGGTGATATTGATATTTCCGCCAGTAAGCGCCCCTAGATTTATATAGCCGTGTGTCCCGATCGTTCCATTCGGAGTACATTGATTATTGACGAATTGCAGGTTTGTACTTGTTCCGGCAGCGACGGATATCGCATAGCGCTGCGTATTTCCTGCGGTTCCTTGCTGGCCGATTCCACAATTCATTATCGAGATATTCGAGGCATTGGCGGCGAGAGCGAACCCGTCCAAGGTATTTGACGAGGCGGCGCCGTTCCCCGCTATGGTGCAGTCGGTGAAAGAGATATTGGCTGGGCCTGCGGCTATCGCGACTCCGTTCCCTTGGTTATTAAGGACGCGGCAACCGATGAAGCTTACGCCATCGACGATAGCAGAGCTGGCAAGCGTGATATTTATTCCATTGCTACCTGCGGCCGTGGAGCCCGAGAACCACGAGTCGATGAATATGAGGCTCCGTACTCGAGCTGAAGCCGCGGCGCTTGGGGTAATATTGAGGCCAAACGATACGCAAGAATCGAATAGCGAGTGCTCGACGAATAAATATGAAACGTCCTGCGAGGTGGTCGGGTTGATGAGGAGACCTGTGGTGCATTTCGTGACGTTGCAATTTATTATCTCGGCATGTCCCGTCTGCGTGAGAACGATTCCCGCCGTTGCAGCCGATCCATTCGAGAACACTATTGACCGGATGTAGGTATCGCCCGCCGCTCCGTTCGTAACTTGGATTCCCGTGGCGTTTGCCGTCGAGTTGGTGTTATTTATCTCGCCCTGGTCGATCCAGACCTTGATCGAGGCGCCTTGTACGAGGATGCCTTGATAGCAGTTGTTTATGACGAAGTTTTGAATCAGGCAATCGTTCATGGCATTGATGTTGATATTCGCGCCAGAGGTCTTGGCCCCAGAAGACCATATCGACATGTGCTGGATTCCCGAGCCCGACTTCGACGCGCCGTTGCCGAGTTGAACATTGTCGCCCGTCGAGGCGGTGTAGTATAGGACCGTAGATTGCCAGCCTGAGCCGATGAGCATCACGTTCGAGTTGTTGTTGATGATCGTCGAGCCGTGGGCATAGACCCCGGCGGGGAAGAACACGTCTACGCCGCGATTCGAGACACCCATGGACCCGGCTGCGGCTATAGCGGCATTGATCGCGGCGGCGTCATTCGTCGTTCCGTCGCCAGTAGCACCATAATCTTTTACATTTACTGTTGTCCTAACATTAGTAATTGATGAAGTTCCGATTGGCCTTCCTAATGAATCATATGTAGTAAGCATTATATTTCTTCCTCTATTAAAAATAAAGCCCTTTTCCTAGCATCTTCCCTATCTTCTAATAAATCCATTAAAGCTTGTTTATACTTAGTCAACCGTTGCGTGTCTTTTATTTTTTGTTCTACAATTTGAGTTTTTATACTCATTAACTCTTGTTCTCTACTTTTTATTTGTTCTTCTCTAAAAGAAAGATTAGAAACAAATTTTGCTGTTCTAAACGCTATTCCTTTTTTCATTTAACTAACCTCATCACCAGATATTGTAATAGTTACTGAGTTTGCAGTAGCGGCTATTCCTGCAAATGTTTCTGCTGTCGCTAGTGCTTCCTGCCCGTCCCATTCGGCATAACCGTTCGCTGGAATGCTCCCACCGATCCATAGGTTCGCCGCGGCCGTGCCATTTCGGAATAGTTGCCATGTGACGGCTCCGGCCGTATTATTCGCTAGGCCAATATGCTTCACGATCCACGATTTAGCGCCGCCGACCGTAGCGAGCGTGGCGGCGGCGTTGGGTAGTTGCCCCTGGTAGAGGGTCTTATACGCGTCGGCCATTATCCGAGACTCTCTTGGTGAGTGAACCCGGTACAGGTAATCTCCCCATGAAGCACAATAGAAGTAGTCGGCATCTCGAGATCAAAGCCACCACCAGTTACTCCGCAAGTTCCATCGCCCATAGGAGTGGTCCCATCACTGGCAAATAGTCGATAGAATTGAGCCGTTCCTGTAGCGTCGGCGTCCGAATCTTTCGTGATGGCATTTGCGGTAATGAGGCCAGAGACGGCAGCCCCGAAAGCGGGGTTCCCTAGTGTGAGCGTCCCTAGCAGTGTCCCCACAACTGCCGTATCCGCCGTGGCCGGTTGAGATCCTTGGTAAATGGCTATCTTCCCAGCGTTCATCGCCGTAGCCCAGGCGTTCGCCTTGGCGTTTACTGAGGCGACGGAAACCTTGATATTATGCGCCATTGTCTACCGCCTTTGGCCCTCTGGTTATCTCTGCCGATACCATCTCTCCATCGGGACCTCTTTCGATCTTGTGTACCTTGGTAGTTGTCTGTCCATCATTGTGAATATGAACAGTTATCGGAGGAATTTCTGGCTTTGGCGGTGGCGGGATCGTTGCGGCCGGAACAGTATTCAGTTCTTTACTTGTCTGTTCTGCCTCTGCAAGAGTTGTAAGAGTCTTGGCTTTCGTCAATTCTATTTCGGCCTTAATCTGCTCCACATCAGCCATTATTTTCAATACCTCAGACCGCTTCTTGGTGGCATCGGCTTCGGATTGATCGGCCATGGCGTGAAGGGCCTTATCATTAGCACTCGGTTCTTGTGGAGCTGCGGCCATAGCCTTAGCTTCTTCCTCGTTCGGTTTCAAAACTCCCATCTTCACGAGTTTCCCACGGAAATAGTCCCGAACGTCCCCGACTCCCTCGCCCTCCATGTTCATCATTATCATCGACATAAGGACCTGAGCCGTCTCTGGATCTTGCGTCCCCTGCGTTGCTCCAAGCATCTCTGTGAGCATCTTTATCGTGGCTTCCCGGCGAGAAGCAGAGGAAGGTCCAACCTCTACGGCTACTTCCAACAGGGCAGCAGAAAGATCGGAGCTATAGGTCAACCCACCAGTCTGTGGATCATTTGTCGGAGCCTGGAGCGTCACAGACTTTATCGTATCAGTAGCGTCCATGACCTTCATCTTGCGCCCGTCTTCCACGTAGAGTTCGCGCGCCATGGAAAGCCAGACTTCACCTACGCGCTTGATGGCCTTGGCAAAGTTGGAAACGTAGATATAGGTCTGCATGTCGAGGCGTTCATGCATGCTCAGAAGGGTCTTTTCGGCGATATTGGAAACCATCTTATCGGCTTCCGCCTGGTTGCCGAGGAGGTCCTTGATATCTACGTCAGTTATCGTGAGAAGGGCAGCGAGAGCCTGGGGAATCTCGGGGGGCTTGGTATAGGCGATCGGGCCTGCGGGCATGGGATTGCCATCGAGGCTAGTGATCGGATTAGTGACGAGGTATGGGAAGTTTTCGATGTTGTCCCGAGACCACATATCGGAGATATTCATGTCGCCAACTACGCCAGCGACCTGTTCGGGCGTAAATATTGGCTTCGCCATTGAGGAAAGAGAGGCTATCTCTCCAAGTTTCGATAGTTGCATGTTCTTGAGGCGCTGGGCATCCTTGACCAGTCGAACGTGACCCATGCATCGCTCAATGTTATCGATGAACCAGCGTTTACCGTAGGTCGGCACGATCGGGATGCACTTGCCGGCGATATATCCAGAGTCCTCGAGGACAAAATCCCCGGACATGATGTACTTATGAATCTTGCGGGCTTTGAACCTTCTGCGCTTGATCTCTCTCCAGCCAGTAGCTTCCAAAGTATCCGCGATACTCGGATCTCTTTTTATATCTGAGAGATTCTTTTTTTGTTCTTCGCCAGTCGTCGATTTATAGGTGATGATCGTGTCGCCTTTGTCTTCAACGAGATAGTATTCAGCGACAAAGACCAAATCGGGAGGAGCCCAATCGAACTCGCTATTTGCTATTTCCTTATCCCAGGTTGAAGGATCGTCATCATACAAATCTTTGTATTTGTCTCGGGTCATGGAAATAATGACGAAACAGTACTTGGCATCCGACTTGTCTTGGCGCTTGGCATCGAGGTCGAAGAACACTGACGTGTCGGCATCGTATATAGGCTCTATGCGGATACACTGCTGCTCGTTGTCCGGGTCTTCCTCGTCCTCATAGACTGCCCTGAGCCGCATGGCCCCGAATCCGCCGCCTACAGCTTCCTCGAAACTGTTGTCGTAGGCTTCCTCAGCCACGGAATCATGCTCATCGGAACGGAATAGGCCGGCGCAGGTATCGGCTAATTCCTCTCGCTTCGCTCCATCTTTCGAGATGAACTTCACCGAGATTCTGTTGTTTCGGTACTCGTTGATAATTCGGATAACGGCCAGGTGGACCTTGTTTACCTCAAACTTCGGCTTATTCTCGAATTGCTCGCCTAAAGCGCCTTCCCACTGTGCCCCAGCAATGGAATAAAACCGTCTATCCTCGAGGCAGTGCTGGCGCTCCTCTTTCAATGCGCTCTGGATGTCGTCGAATTGAATCAAGGCATCGGCGTGAATCCCTTTAAGCCGTTCTGAGTCTTCAAGCCTTGGCATGAGTCCACCTCTTCAAAGTCATCTTGAGATGGAAAATCTTGAGCCAGATTCGAGCCTGGATCGACCTAGTGAGCAATTTTAGGCGTTTAATGAGTGGATCAGGTGGATTTTCTTGCTTCAGGAGTAGTTTTTCGAGCTTCTTTGCTTGTTTCAGCGGGGCAGCGTTGTAAAGGTCCTTGCAGACCCTCATTACCTGCCAGTTGTCCATCCCTGCGAACTGAACTCGGGCAACAGGATGTTTCACGTGGAACACTTTGACCATTCGGTCATAGGAAAGCAGCAGCGCGATCCGATCTTGCTCGGCCTGTACCCCATGCTCACGTAATTTCATCACCGGTTCTCCTGGGCGTGTCCATGTTCATAGAGTGTGTTATACACCCCTTTTATAGAACTTGTAAGGAAGTATGCCAACCTCTCTTCATCCTCTCCAATGTCATCACCATAATCCATTTTATATCGCAAAACAAAACGTTCGTGTGCCATCGATACATGAAGACATTCATGGGCCACTATTCCCACTCCAAGACCATCCTCAGCCAGGAATAAATAGGCGAAAGGGCCATCTAGGGATAACATCGGATGAACTAGGCCCCTAGTTTTAGACCATCCATCTCCACGAACTTCCCAGCCCTCTTTTTTGGCTATTTCCTCGATATGTTTTCGCATAATTTCTTCTGTTGTAGATACATGCATTTCAAAATAATCAGTCCACCCGTCCCTAGACATTTTATAAACGGAAGTTGTTGGCTTCTTCATCAATGCCACCTACTTACCACCGGACGTGGATTGACTCGAAATTCCTTCTTTGGTCCTTTTACCATGATAGGGAACAACTCCGATAGTCCCCAAATAAGAGCATCTGCTCTGTTTGGAGATTTGCTACCAGTATACCCATTTGTTGAGAAACCGGATAATTCATCTTCCAACTCCACAAACCTACCCACGTGTCGTATCTTTCCTTGCTCATATAGAGCCGAAAAGGGCTCCGCGCGTTGCTGCTTGCCGCGGCTGGCTCGAACAGCCTTAAACGGGGTCCGGGGCCTGGCTACCTGGATAGTCTGATCTACCATGGCCCCGCCAAAGTTGATTTCTCCGACGATACAGTCGGCTCCGTGACGCTCAAAGGCTGATGTAGCGATCTTTCCCCACACGGCAGGACCAGCTTTTACCGTGTCATCCTCAAGCAAATAGGCGTTCCCATCATATCCGAGCCCTACAACTACGATTCCGATATCATCGTTGGTCTGATTGTCGATATCGCCTGATCCGCTCGGGTCTACGGCTACGACTATTCGCACCAGGTCGGGAGTTATTCCGTCCATCACGCGC